GAATATGTTGGGCAAAATTTCCCTCCTCAATGATGGCGACGACTGTGTCATTATTATGGAGAAAAGGCGCTTGAAAGCGTTCACCAGTGGATTGAAGGAATGGTTTTTGCGGATGGGTATTACTATGGAATTCGACGGAGTGTATCATACACTCGAACAAATTGAATTTTGTCAGGCTCGTCCAGTATTTAATGAGGAATTAGGGTACGTGTTAACACCACGACCAAGTAAAAGACTGTATAGTGATGTGATCTCAACGAAAATTTTGGGATCTAAGAAAGTATATCGAAAGCAGTTAGGAGCGGTAGCAGGATGTGGATTAGCCATGTCTAGCGGAACCCCTATTTTCCAAGAATTTTATACCTGGATGGGAAGAGGAGCCACACCATGGACTCCTCGGATGGGCGATCAGTACTATAAGTATCGTCAGCATCTGATAGAAGGTATGACCTATAAGCAACGGGAGCCGACAATGAAGGAGAGGATAAGCTTTTATTTTGCTCATGACATTACACCGTCAGAGCAAAAACTGATTGAAAACTATTATCAGTGCTTACCAGATCCATTGTGGTCGAAACCTGTAATTGATCCGGAAAGAAACATTGATTCTGTTCAATATTTAGTTGAACCAGAGCAGAAATGTAAGCGTTTGTCGTGAACTCAGCGACACTTGGGCAAAGACCAAGAGAAAAAGGAGCCAGAGACGGCTTAGTAGTCCCCCAGAAGGAAAACTGGGAGTAGTGGAAAACCCGGCAACCCACCGTGACGAGGTAGAATAGCCAAATAGGAAGACGTTTGAACCCTAAGGGGTTGAGCGCACATGGGCATTAATGTCCTGGTATTAGCGATTACGGAGAGAAGTTGCAATGTACCCTTAGCAACATCTAAACGCCTGATACGAAAGGCGGAGCGCTATTTAGCGCAGGGGGCCAGCCCGAGTGCCGCCTCAAAGCTATCGAGAGATAGTAGTAGGTTTGGGCTGGAGGGTAATCGTAAGCAATAGACTAAGGTATCTTTGCTTGTTAAATTTTAGCCTTACTAGAAACACAAACAGTAAAAACAAAAGAAACACAAATAGATCTCAACGAGTTGCTGCACCAACAGCAACAGGGTTGAGAACGTCTGGGGGCAAGCCTCAGACAACACCAGCAGGAGCTGGATCCACACGGGTTAGACACCGTGAATTCATAAAGAACATAACCTCAGACAACACATTTGAGAATGGAGTTTTGGAGCTTGGTATTAATGCAGGAGATACAGAAATGTTTCCGTGGTTATCAAAAATTTCCAACGGTTACGAGCGTTACTGTGTAAACAGCATGACAATTTCATATGAACCATTTGTCAGCACATTCGAAAGTGGTGCTGTAATAATGCAGGTTGATTATGATCCAGCTGACGAGCCACCTTTATCTAAGAGCAGTATGCTCAACAGTATGGGTGCTACTCGTTCAGCCGTTTGGATGAAATCTTCCATGCCATTGAGCCGAAAAGAACTAAGTTATGATGACCATTTATTTGTCAGACACTCTTTACGAACAGGATTCACTGAAAATTTAAAGCTCTATGATGTTGGTACGGTCTTTGTAGCATTGACCGACGTGCCAGATCCGGCCACAAAGTCCTACGGTGAAATATGGGTAAGCTATGATATCACCCTAATGGTTCCAGCTTTTCACAAGTCAGAACCTGACACAGCGGAATCATTTATAGTTGCAGCCAATTACAACAATATACTGGGTGCAATTAATTCAGAAAATCCGAATGCTTTAGTGCAAGGCAGTTCAGTAAACTTTGCCACTTCGGATAATAAAGATGGACAAACAGCAATTACTTTCAATGAACCATTCACTGGGCTCGTTCAATTTGAGCAAACAGGATATGCCAATGACGGTGAAACAACTTTGGAATTGGAAGTCACATCAACTCCCGCTGATGGATGGATCGGGAAATTAGCAAAACTAGGCGGAATCGCAGTAGACTATGTACTAAGTGACAATAAGTGGAAATACTTATTGGAGGTAGTAGCAGATGCAGGCGATAGTTTGGTATTTGACGCACTAGCGGTCGGAGCCGGTGATATTACCACTTGGGTAGGCGATATAGCAATGTCGTTATCTCCTTATGCGGAGGTTTTGATGTTGCCTTTAATTGGACTAAGATCAACAGACCAATTTGAAATTACTCGCCGTATACAAAGCCCAAATAAACGTAGGTTAATATCACCTAGTGACGTAGTAAGTAGGAGGGATTGGGTTCGAAGAGTTGTCTCCGGAACCCAGTCGACGGATGATGAAGATTCCGAATAGTGGCGGACAGACACCGCCTTAACAAATGTGGTTTGATCAACCAGCAAAGGAAAGCAGGGAAAGCAGATCACACACCTAAAAATAATATAAAAATAAATAAACAACAACGGAGGTAAATAACATGACCGAGAAGATGCACCATAGCCACATTCATAACCAACAGAATGACCGCTGGAACACCGGTATAAGCCAGATTACCTGAGTCGATATTAGACAGGATAAACGAATAGAAAGAGCCCCGCATGTAAGTAGCCTAGGTTTGCGAACCTAACATGGCCAGTGTGGATGTTTGTGTAATTCGTCTGAAGCCTGC